GTGTTATGTGTCGAAAAATTATAGAAAAACACGATTTAAAGTGGATCGCACACGATGGTGAGAAATGGATTCACTCTCGGAAAACCCCATGTCTTCCAAAATCACGACCCACGAACAAACAAAGAAAGCATTTAGGTTTTGGTCTTAATGATTAAACCTAAAGCTGTTTCCAGGTTATTCTCGTTACGTTTGAGTGGCTTTTCCCTTTTCAAACGTAGTGTTTCGTTTTTACCAGACGCACTCGTTATATCACTTAGTTTCTTCGTATTTGAAACCATAGGTATAATCCGTTCCAGTAAAGGTTCTATTTCTACTTCTCTAGGTTTTTCTACATCGACTACATTATTTTCTCTAAATTTTTCTATATCTAGGTCACCCCCGAACTCAATGAGTCTTTGTCGATGTGGTGCCTTTTTTATGGTTCCTATCTTATCGAAAAGTTTACGGCGCATCATGACCATATTACCACATATGAGTCCGCCGCGATTACATCCATACTTATCGATTGCGTATGTTTTCATGCAACTCCATGAACAGAAGTTTCCGGATGTATAGAATTTGTTTCGTCTTTCGTCGTGTTTATGGGGCATGCTTAAAGCCGTACCCTCAAATGGATGACAACACCACCAACACCACATTCATTAGTTAAGTTAAACTTACTTTTTTTCTTTAAGTGTGTCATCCTCGTCTACTCTTCACCATGTAAATTAAAGCGATTAAACCTATACACGACATTACCACCATTAAAGTAGCACCACCCGCTAACATTTTTTCCTCTTTCTCCACTTTCTCTTTTTTTTCTTGTTTTATAGCTTCGATTTTCGCTTCTTCCTTTGCCACCTCAATTGCCTTTTTTTCTTCTTCTTTTGCTTTCTCTTGATTTTCTAAATACTGTTTCATACCCGTTTCCTGATAACCTACCATTTTCACAGCCCATTCGGCATCATCTTTAGCTTTCTTTTCACATCGCGTTGTGATAGTACTACCTTGAACTGTACCATCCATTTGGTAATATTTTCCACATATTTTCATGTTTTGAGTACACCCTCTAACTTCCCCTTTACTATTTATAAGTCCATCTTCAACATATACATTATCACCCGTAGATCTACACGCATCAATAAAACAGTGTTTAGTACCGAAAAATTTCCTCTTATGGTCTTCGGGTACAGCTTCTATCATAGCATTAAAATTTTTATTTGCGTCTACACACCCAATGAAATCTTTATTTTCATCTTCGTCACACCATGTACCGTCATTCTCTAATGTATTTATACACGAACAGTATTTATCATTTTTACCCTCGGGGGTTTGACAATATTCCTTTACTATTTCCGTAAAGTGTTTGGGTGAAGATTCCCTTAATGTTTTACAATTTTTTTGAATTGGTTCGGTTCCATCCTTTCTATTCGCTTTAGTTTTTACACATTGGGTTTTAATTAGTTCTTTCTTCAAATCCCAACACGTTTTATCATTCCCAATTTTAAAATCTGGGTTTTCCCATACCACCTTATTATTTTCGTGACATATCTTCCCAGTGATGGTGTCCCATACAGCTCGGCGAGGATCGTTAGGTGCCGCCGTATCAGCATGTAGCGCGGATAATACACCTTCGTCGATACTATACGAACAACTCATTTTCGGGTGTCCCAAATCTCTTGGTAAATTTCCAGATTGTAACCATAAACCTTTATCTGCGTGTATACACGGGTTCCCCGTTAAATTACCAGTTGAACTAAGAGGATATTCATCTATCCCCCCTTCTGTGTTTCTGGGGTGATAATACCATGCGCATACGTTTCCATCTTTACATCTAAGATCATGATGATAGTGTGTATATCCATCGTCACCTTGTTCCGGTAAAAGTAGTGTATGATTTATAATACCACCTTTCTCTATTTTTTCTTCTGGTATAAGTTCGAATCCTATACCTGAAACTCGACCCTCGAGTAACCATGAATGTCCCGGTTTTTCATGTGCGGGTGCGCCATCACCAGACCAGTACCCATTAGGTAATGTCATCAGTATCTGATTAGACGCTTCACCGTGTTCCATTAATGTAACACCTGTATTTTCACACCCTGAAATTCTAACAGACCTAGATGCATCATCATATTTAACTTTTACTATACCATCTGTCTCGGCTGTAATGGTTTCTAATAAATTATCGCCATCATTGGTATTATAATTCCCATGTCTCAGTAATTCTATTTTACATACCATTATTATATTATATAGGTATTTTTTTTCTGTATATACAATAACTAATATCATGGGAGGTGGCGGAAGTCAAACTATCAAAAATGAAATGAATATAAAATCGACCACTGAACTTTTAACCAGTACAGTATTAAAAACTGAAAATAGTACTCAGGCTAATTGCAACACAGCACAAAATTTATCTGTAAAAATAGGAACCGTCATAGGATGTCCGTCTTATTTTGGACAGACAGCATCGTGTGATGTACAATCATCATCATCAGATATATCAAAATCAATTTCACAATCTGCGAATAAAGTTGCCGAAGATATGAAAACTAAAGCGGGTGCTGCTTTAGATAACGCGTCCCAAGCTGGTAATTTTCAGTTTGGGGATAAATCCAACGTACAAACTAAAATTAACAAGGAAATTGAAACTATTATCAAGGATGAATTTTCCGAAGAAAAGTTAAATGAAACTATGGCTAGTGCAGTAATGATCCAGGACGGTGAATTGGAAATTGGTTTCTATGATTGTAGTCTCGGGGGTAATATCAATTTCGAACAAGATGTATCGGCGAAGGTTGCCGCAGGTGCTGTAATGAACAAGGTTTTAGAAAGAATTGTAGACAGTGATGTTACAAAAGCAATAACATCTGAAATCGATTCTAAAAACACGAAGAAAGCTGGTGGTGCGGCAGAAGTCGTAGACTCTGCCGGTGATGCCGCTGCAGGTATTATTGGTGCTGCAACAGGTCCAATGAAATACGCTATGATTGCTGGTGTTGTGTGTTGTTGTATGATTGTAGTATTAGCTATAGTTATGGGAATGTCACCAGCTGGACAGAAAAAAATGGGTAACGCGAACCTCGGTAGAATGGGTGCGGGTATGATGAAAATGGCAAAACGTTAAATGAATTATAGTCTACTAAAAACGACTATAAGAAAAATAAGTATAAGAAACAAACAAAATAAAAACAAAAACATTTTATTTGTGTTTTCTTTTGTTCTAGTATTTAATTTATCTATAGATCCCTCATCTGGTTTAATAACACTGTAAAACTTTTCTTTACACATTTTTAAAAAATCGTCACTTTTACATTCATTTTCAACAACGCATTCTCGACACTTTTTCTTTTCACGTTCGTCTATCTTTCGCTGAACTTTATCCGCTCGAGACATTTCGTTTACTCCGGGTAGCGCTGCAAGTTTTGCTTTTTGATCAGGTAAGACAGCCATCGTTGTTTATATTAATATTAAAGAAATAATTTTCCTTTATATTATGATTTTAAGTATAGACGTTGGTATACGAAATTTAGCAATGTGTATGCTTGACGAAACGTCTAATCTTATTGTTCAGTGGGATGTTTCTGGTGTTCCCCCTGAACATAAAGACGGATTATTTGTTTCTTTAAGAGACCATTTGGATGATAAACCGTGGATCTTAAAAGCAGACACGATACTCATTGAAAAACAACCCGATAAAAATAGAAAAATGAAAATGGTTGAACACTTTCTTCATACCTATTTCGTTATACGTAACCCTAAAGCTGAAACGATCATTTACGACGCGCGTTTCAAAATACCCGATTTTGCGGGTCCCGGTAAAGCCATGTATACGAAACGTAAGAAAGCGTCCATTGAGCGGTGTCAGCAATTCATATGGAATAATACAATTAATGCACACTGGATTCCTATATTCAATGCGTCTAAAAAGAAAGATGATCTTGCCGATACGGTCATGCAAGCTATTAGTTTCACGAAACGTATTGAACCTATACAAAGCGTTTCGAAAAAGTCGAAAAAACTTGTTCCTCGTAAACCTAACGAGAACCAAAAACGAACGCGGTACTCTAAATCAAATTTAGCGTACATTTATAAGAATAAAACCGAACTCGAAGTTCTCGAAAATAATAAACGGTTTATGAAAGATCTTAAACGGTACTATAAAAGTATAGACGATTTAGTTAAGGATCTAACGGTCGTATAATGAATTATATCTTTTCATTACCTCGTCTAAATTGAAATTTTCATAATTCATATCTGGACTGTTTAAATCTAAACAATGGACGTTCTTAAAAACGTCCGGTGTTATATTTTTCACTTCCCAATATACATCTAACATAAATTCACCGACGTGCTCGGTTTCGATGGTGTTTCCTATCATTATAGGTTTAAAATCTCTAATTATATCAGTTGGGTATTTTTTAGATGCGAAAATATTAGTATAAATATAATCGTCTCTCATTTTTTCTATAGGTATTAAACCATTTGGTAAGACGTAAAAAAAGTTCCAATCAGGTAACATTTTAAACATATCGTCTATCTCTAAATCATTATTTACCCTATAAAAATTATCGTATTCGAACTGAACCATATCAACGGGTATATCTTTTAGACCCTTCAAAACTCCTAAATCATGTCCATCTGTATCGATTTTCAAAAAGTTTATACTCGAAATGTCATTTTTTTTACAATAATCATAAAGTGTATTATCTGTATCATTTAATGCACATTTATTAACAGTAACGTTTTCTGAATCATAATTAACTTCCTTCTTATACATTGTATACTCGTTTGTATTTTCCCAAATCTTACCAGATGGTTTAAAATCGGGATCAAATAAGTGTAAAGATATATCTTCATTTATTTCACTTGGAAATACCGAACCAGTTGCACCTACGTCAAAAATACACGCCCCGGGTGTATTTTTGATTATAGACCTTAATAGTTCTAACTCGCCGTTCACATTATGGTTACAGCATATTCTATAGCTAAAATAAGGTAAATTATATTTCTTTTCTTTATCTTTTACGGTTATGATTTCATCTAATCGTGGCTCCATGATATATTAATATTATTCCAAAACTTTAACTAACGTAAATTCTTATCAGCCGTATAATATGTCTTCCCCTTAACAACAAAACTGTGTACGCGCGCATACGCCCACGCTTGTGGACTCGCACCTGGTCGGTGTCCCGTTCTCCATGCAGCTAACCCACGATCGTACACTGTTTTTAAAGTTTTCAATGGTATACCTGTCACTTTGGATATATCTTTCAGTTTCGTTACACCCGGGTACCTCTTACGGAACTTCGACGTATAACTTGACGTTTTCGTTTCGACCTTTTTATCGGTTTTGAAAGGTGTGTAGTCTTTTTTCAGCATCTTTTTGTATCTCGTTTCAACGTTCTTAATGGTGTTTAGTCCCCTGAAATATTTGAGTGGTGCGTATATTTTACCCTCACTTTTACGAAGTTGGGTAATTTTTTTACGAATATCGCTCTCGGATAACATCTTAAAGATTATGGTCGTACCTATATTAAATGGAGAAAAAAGTACTCGATCATGGTTTTGTTAGACTTGTGGATTACATGCCGAGGGAAAATCTTGATACGTCAATTGTTCAAGCCGCTCGAGTTTCTTACGGAGAAGGTACGACGACATCGAGAGGTGATGTGGGTCTTATTAGATATTTAATGCGTCATTGGCACAACACACCATTCGAAATGGTTGAATTCAAGTTTCATATCAAAATGCCTATATATATTGCGCGTCAACACATGCGTCACAGAATGGCAAGTGTGAATGAATATTCAGCGAGATATTCCATAGTTCCAGAACAATATTATAAACCCGAAGTTTTACGTGGTCAGTCAAAAGTAAACCACCAGGGTTCGGAAGGTGAAATTGATATTAACGCCGATCGTGAAAATGCGTTAAATAAACACTTTGATAATTCGTATGAAATATACAAATACCTACTCGATGACGGAGTGTGTAGAGAACAGGCAAGAGGTACACTTACCCAATCAACATATACCGAATTTTATTGGAAAATAGATTTACATAATCTCATGCATTACCTTCGTCTCAGAATGGAACTCGGTGCACAAAAAGAAATTAGGGATTATGCCGAAGCTATTTATGAACTTGTACAACCACTGGTACCGATTACCATGAAAGCATTTATGGATTTTAGAATGAATGCGATTCAGTTATCAGGACCGGAAATTGAAGCTATCGCAAACGGTACACCAATTGAATCTATAGGTGAACGCAGAGAATTTGAACAAAAAATACGACTTTTGGGTATAGATAAAAAATGTTAGTAATAAATAAGTAATAAAATGTTTTCACTTTCCTCAATAACCGCTACATTTGCTTCGACACAAAAAAAGTTTAAGAAGTTTGGTAAGAAACTGCGTAAACAAAGAGATGGAGAAGTTGATGGTATAAAAGACAAAATAAAAGAAATCGCTGGTGATGAAGTTGAGCGTACCAAAAGTTTATTTGAAAAACATAAAGATTTTTTCAAAAAAAATAAAACCCCAACAACACCTGGTTCAGAAACGACCGCTATTGATTTTTACGAAAAGCCCTAAGCGCTAAATCTAGACTTATTAATGTTAAAAATACAGACACTTCCTTATATTGTTCCAACAAGTTACCTGCAAATACAGCCAATAAAACACTATATTGTACGTACCTCATTTCTTTTCGTGATTTTTCCATTGATCTTTTCATAGACGCACGCGATTGTTCCATATCCAACATGGCCGTACTTATATTCTTTATCCGACTAGGCATTTCGACCGACGTCGTTAACATACTACCTATATCTATACTATCAGAAACCTGTTCTTTGATAAGTGGTTCTAAGTACTCGAGATACGTAAAATCTGGATCTAGGAGTACACATGTACCTTCTATAGTAGAGAACGCTTTTGCAAGGTATACGAACGATGTTGGTATGATAAACGGTTTCGTTTGTGCCAAAGACAATAGAAGTTCATCCTGTAAAATGTCATCACGTAGGTTTTTACCATCAAGTGTTTCGAGATAATTTAAACCTGTTTTGAAGAAAAGTTCAATATCATTCGTATCGGATGACATTGGTAAAATAACACCCAATTTTATGAGTGTATCAACAATACCCTTTGTATCTTTATTTATAATAGAAATGAATATGTTTTGGAATCCTTCTTTTATATCATCACTTAAACCAATAATTAATCCAAAATCATAAAATACCAATTTTCCTTCTTTAGAAAACCCAATATTTCCCGGGTGTGGGTCAGCATGAAAAAATCCATAATCCATTGTTTGAATAACGTACGAATTAATGAGTGCCTGACACACTTTCTTACCGTTTACATCTGGGTCGGATATATCGGCAAGTTTTTCAGATTCGACATATTCCATAACAATCATATTCTCATTCGATAACCCTTTGTACACTTTTGGAACTTTTACCCATTTCATTCTATTAAACGATTTACGAAAACGTATCGCATTTTCCATCTCTTTTTCGTAGTCGGTTTCCGCTAATAAGTATTCTATAGACTCGTTAAGTACATACCCTGAACCTGTACCCGTATCAACACCAATTTTTTCGAGTAAATTAACTATATCACGGACATCATCTGTATCCTGTTTCATGATATTGTATATATCGGGGCGTTTTAGTTTAACAACCACCTCTCTACCATCAGTTAATACCGCTTTATGAACTTGACCTATACTTGCAGATTTAAACGGTTCATAATCAAAACTAGAAAACATATCGGAATTAATGTGTTCTTTGATCATGGTTTCTACATAGTATTTATCAATTGATGGTACGTTATCCTGTAAAGATTCTAATTGGTTTATAAAGTCTAACGGGTATAAATCAGCCCGGGTTGATGCAATTTGTCCTAATTTGATAAATGTTGGTCCTAACTCAATTAATTGGTCCCTCGTCCATTTTCCGAATTTTACCTGGTCCTTTTCAAATTGTCGTTTCCATAAAAATTTACCAGCAAATTTCCACGTTTTAGTCTTACGTATTGGTGGTATTTTTACAAGATCTATTTTTAACGCACATAGCGGCATCTTATATTACACTATGAAAATTTTTCCGTATAATATTTGTGTGTATATATAAATGCGAGTTCATGTAATAGGTTCCGGTCCAACCGGTATGTCAGTCGCATGGGAAATACTCAGATCCACAGACCATGAAGTTATTATATACGATCGTAAAGAATCAGCCGGTGGTTCGTGGTGGGAACCATCTGGGGGTAAACGAGATTTACACGCACACAGAATCGTGTTTGATAATGCGTTCGTAAACACAAATAGTTTATTCGAAGAAATGGGTATTGAATGGGATGATATATTTCAGCCCGCAGACACGCGTGTATATACTACAACGTTCAAGTATCTTAAATTTAAAGATTATTTAACTTTAACGTCACTCGCGGTACGTGTTTTAGCACAACCTGTAAAGTACAAAGGTATAAGTCTCAAAGACGCACTCGGAGAACTCTCAGAATCTGGTGAAAAACTACTCAAAGCTTTACCTTTAATCATGGACGGGGTTGTTTGGGAAACCATGTCAGCATTTGAATTTGTAAAAAGTTTTGATCACGTAGGTATGTCTAAACAATACGTTCAAAAAGTTTCGGGTAAAGTCATGTCAGACAAAATGCAAAAAGCACTCGTAGATAAAGGTGTTAAATTTATGTTCGGGAGTGAAGTTGATAAAATTCATTATGAAAAAGATGGATATGAAGCTTCTTTTACAAACAAAACAAAAATAAAAGATGGACTCCTTGTTTTGTGTATAGATAATAGTAAAGCGTTACAATTGGTAGATGAGAATTGGGGTAAAGATACCCTTAAAAAAATTGGTCCAAGTACGTATGGGTGTATTAACGTTTTGTTAGATTATGACGAACCAATCCGTTTACCTAAAAGTGATTTAGAATATACAATGGAAACAGAATTCAGTTTACAGCCAGTAGTCCTTAGTGATGAAAAAACAGTTTCATGTGTTATATGTAATCTCACGGATGAAGTTTTATCAACCGATCCAGAAACATTAAAAGGTGAAGTTGTCAAACAATTATGTGTACCACAGCCAACGAGTATTCGTATAGGATGGGGTTCGTATTGGAAAGATGGTAAATGGTCATTCGAACAATCATCAGGGGTTTTGAGTTTATATGGTCAGGTTCCATTTTACGGAGAATCTTCGAAAGTCGCTTTATGTGGTATGATGTCCGAAAGAAAAACACCATATTCGAGTATCGAAGCCGCTATAGAGGTTGGAAGATCGTTTTGTCACGAAACGTTCGAAACGAGAAGACCATTACACCCAGTTTTAATTACTCACGTTTTGTTAATACTTATAGTTTTGTTTCTTATTATAATATATACACGTAAAGAATGACTTTACCGGTGACTGCAACTGTTTACGAAGCCATGTACGACTACAATGAAAAAAAATATATTAGAATAACATTACCTGATAAAGTAGGAGACTATATCAGGGAATTACACGAACATAAAACGGGTGTTGTTTTATTTCCTCAAAAACTCGATAACCCATTAGAAGGTAACGTTTTAAAAGTAAAAGTTCCCTTCAGATACCGACGTGTTATGTGTAATGTCGATGGAGACACACCGGTTCAGTCACTTGTAAAAGGTGACCGAGTTCAAACTGAAATTCAATTTAATGGTGCTTGGAATGCTCACGAACATAGTGGGTATTCGTGGGTATTGAAATATATAAAATGTTTATAATTCTTCAGTAATTACATCAGATTCAGGTACTTCGGTTACTTCGGTTACTTCGGTTACTTCGGTTACTTCGGTTACTTCGGTTACTTCGGTTACTTCAGGTACTTCGGGTAAAGATATTACGGAAGCATCTTCGGATACGTTAGGTAAATCTATTTCGGAAACCCCACTTTCTTTAAGAGCATATAACATTTTCAAACTACCTTCCATACGATATACATCAATTTTCATTTTTTCAATATCTTCAGTAAGTTTTTTTATATTAGTTTCGATTTGCATAACAGTCATTTTTTATATAATGTAATTGTTTAAATTCTTTAATATAAAGTTTTAATACATTAATAATTAAAATGAGTCTTACACGCTCGGGATATCTCACAGGCGAGACACCAGAAATCAAAAAAGAACTCACGGTACGTGCCGTTGTAAATACAGAGTTTGGGTTTCCACCGCCTCCCTTTAAGGTATTCAGAAAAACAAAAACAGGTCTATGTGTTCCTCGATTTTACGGTGAAGAAAAATTTGGTAAAGCAAAAGAAGATCGTCGTCCTACACCAGTTAAAATATCTTGTAAATTTAATGGAAAACTTCGCGATGAAACACACCAAAATGATGCTTTGGCTGCAGCACTTAAATCTGGGCACGGCGTTCTCTCACTTCCTTGTGGCTTCGGGAAAACGACAGTATCCTTGGCCATAGCATGTAAACTTGGGTACAGAACCATGATTGTGGTACACAAAGAGTTTCTCGCGAATCAGTGGAAAGAACGTATCCAACAGTTTTGTCCAGGTGCCACTATAGGTGTAGTACAACAGAACAAATTAGAAACAGATTGTGATTTTGTCATCGCCATGCTCCAATCACTTTCTTTAAAAGAATATTCATTCAATGATTTCGATACTATTGGTACTCTTATCGTTGATGAAGCACATCATATATGCGCAAAAGTATTTTCCCAATCCCTTTTTAAAATATGCCCTAAACATATTTTTGGACTCTCCGCAACACCGACCCGTAAAGATGGTCTTACGAAAGTCTTACATTGGTTCATGGGACCAACATTTTTTGCCGTTGAACGTGAAAATCAAGAACAAGTCGAAGTATTTCCCATAGAGTATAGATGTCCACGTTTTCAGGATCCACCACCATGTACGCGGTTCGGTAAACTTTCATTAGCGACCATGATTACCGAACTTACCGAAGATCGTGGACGAAACATCGTTATAGCAAACCTTATCAAAAATATTGTTAAGGGGACGCGTCAAGTTCTCGTATTAAGTGATCGTCGCCACCATTGTGAAGTACTCCACCAAAGTTTTAAGAAAACGTCAGGTCTGTATATGGGTGGTATGAAAGAAGCGGATTTAGCAGAATCAAGTAAAAAACAAATCATATTTGCGACGTTTAGTCAAGCACACGAAGGTCTTGATATACCTTCACTCGATACGGTTATACTTGCGACCCCTAAGTCCGATATTGTACAATCGATTGGACGGATTATGCGCGAAACACACGGTAAAAAGAACAATCCACACATTTATGACATGTTCGACCAATGGTCTATATGTCACGCCATGTATAATAAACGTCTCAAAGTGTACCGCCAAGGTGGTTTTAAAATACCCAAACAAAAACCCGAGGAACCTAATGATTTCAGTAAAGGGAAATGCCTCATTTTACCATGAAAATAATCATTCGTATTTGTAAGAATGACTGGTTGCAATACTGGTCGTAATATACAAAAGTATAAAGGTGCGGGTGCATCTACACTCCAGGATGCTTTAGAAAATGGAAACACGGCATCTCTCGATATTGTATTACAATCACCAGCTATATTCGTAGGTGATGGTAGCGGTTTAACTAATATACCCGGTGTTGGTGGTTCGGTTGGTAATTTACAACAGGTTACAGATGTAAATGCAACAACTACTCGATTTATAACACTTTCAAATACCGTGACATCCTTACAAACATCGGGTAATATTGTAGTTGGTACAAATGTTCATGCAGTTGAATATTTTGGTGATGGTAGACATTTAACTAGTGTAGCTTTAGAAACAGATTTGATAAGTAATGTATCTCGAATTGGTGTTTTGGAAACAGATCTATCCAGTAATTCTACGAGAATAGGAACTGTAAGTACAGATTTGTCAAGTAATGCTGGAAGAATAACTACGGTAGAAACAGACTTGGCGAGTAATTCGACGAGAATAGGAACTGTAATTACAGACTTAACAAGTAATTCGACGAGAATAGGAACTGTAATTACAGACTTAACAAGTAATTCAACGAGAATAGAAACTGTAAGTACAGACTTGGTAAGTAATGCTGGAAGAATAACTACGGTAGAAACAGACTTGGCGAGTAATTCAACGAGAATAGAAACTGTAAGTACAGACTTGGCGAGTAATTCAACGAGAATAGAAACTGTAAGTACAGACTTGGCGAGTAATTCGACGAGAATAGAAACTGTAAGTACAGACTTGGCAAGTAATTCAACGAGAATAGAAACTGTAAGTACAGACTTGGCAAGTAATTCAACGAGAATAGGAACTGTGAGTACAGACTTGGCAAGTAATTCGACGAGAATAGAAACTGTAAGTACAGACTTGGCAAGTAATTCAACGAGAATAGAAACTGTGAGTACAGACTTGGCAAGTAATTCAACGAGAATAGGAACTGTGAGTACAGACTTGGCAAGTAATTCAACGAGAATAGGAACTGTGAGTACAGACTTGGCGAGTAATTCGACGAGAATAGGAACTGTGAGTACAGACTTGGCAAGTAACTCGACGAGAATAGGAACTGTGAGTACAGACTTGGCAAGTAACTCGACGAGAATAGGAACTGTGAGTACAGACTTGGCAAGTAATGTAGTACGAATTGGTGTTTTGGAAAATGAAGTACAACCCGTAAATAGAGGTGGGACTAATATAACATCGTATGGCACCGGAGACATGTTATACGCAAGCGCTCCGTCAGCTTTGTCGAAACTTACACCCGGAACTTCTGGATATTTTCTACAAACAAATGGTACAGGTAACGCACCTACATGGGAAAATGTTGCCGATATAGGTTCGGCAACACCGGCAAATTTATACACAGATGATTTTATAACCGGTGGTCCATGGAGTGGTATAACTGATGCAAATATTAGAGTTTTAGGAAATGTTTCAAATTTATCGAATCAGCTCGTGGCGCGCGATGATAAGGGTGATATATTTGTTTCGAATGTAAACGCAATAAGAATTTATGGTGATGGTACATTTCTCACGGGTGTCGCTTTAAGTACAGACTTGACAAGTAATTCGACGAGAATAGGGACTGTAAGTACGGACTTGGCGAGTAACTCGACGAGAATAGAAACTGTAAGTACAGACTTGGCGAGTAATTCAACGAGAATAGGGACTGTAAGTACGGACTTGGCGAGTAACTCGACGAGAATAGGAACTGTGAGTACGGACTTGGCAAGTAATTCTACGAGAATAGTAACTGTGAGTACGGACTTGGCAAGTAACTCGACGAGAATAGGAACTTTGAGTACAGACTTGGCAAGTAACTCGACGAGAATAGGAACTTTGAGTACAGACTTAGCGAGTAACTCGACGAGAATCACGAACTTACAAAATTCAACCATAATAAGTAATAGTTCAGGTATAACAGATGCATTTGAAACGGGTGATTTGATATATGCATCGGGTCAAAATACACTTTCAAATTTAAGTATAGGTTCTACTAGTCAAGTACTTACAGTTTCTGGTGGTTTTCCAACGTGGGTTTCTCCCATTGGTGGAGGAGGTGGGGGTTACTGGACACAAAATGGTTCAGATATATATTACAATACTGGTAATGTTGGTATTGCAAATACGGCACCAACAAATACGTTATCAGTCGGAACGGTTGTAAGTATACAGGAAACAGCTTCAGGTGATGTTATTATTGTAAGAGGTAACGGGTATTTCAGTGATGAGGTTTACGTCGCTAAGAAACTAACCTTGCCTTCTGGTTCATTATTAATAGCAGATACGATAAAGGTTCGTTCATTTAACGTTAAAGAAACGCAGGTCGTTGCAGAAAGACCAGCGTCTCAAATATCAACAATTTAATTTAATTTTAAAAATACATGTTTGTACAAATTTATACATTTATTAAATATTTACAAATACTAAATGGCATCACTTTTATCGTCAGGTGATCCGACACTAGCAACAATATCCTATAAAGCTACGTCATCTGATTTATCGTTCGATAATTCTTATTATTTTGCGAGTTCGAATACGAGTTCAAATTTTAATGTATATTATTGGTCAGGAAGTGTGTGGTCGTCAAAATATACACAAACAAAATCCGGTAATTTTGGACACCAAATTGCATGTACGTGGGACGGCGATCGTTTTGTTGTTGGTTCGCCACACGAAAATAAAGTTTACGTTTATCATAATCCAGGTGGTACCGGTTCACAAAAATGGACGCATAACGCGAGTGGTTTTGTAACTTCACCGACAGTATATACAATATCGTGTCCAGATAGTAGTACTACCGGTAGACGATTTGGTTGGTCGGTTTCTATTGCGAAGGATATAGGTAACCATATAGTTATAGGCGCACCAGGTGATTTTACACAGTCAGATAGCGACGGACAAAAACGTGGTAAAGTATACATATACGAATTTGATGGGTCGACGTGGTCGAAAACGTTCGAAAAAACTGATTCAAGTGCACACACTGATGTTAGTAATTCGGGTAGCAGTATATCCATTAGTGAACCAGAAATTCAATTAAAAGAGTCTTCGGCAACTTCTGGTCAGGCCTTCTACCAAGTAAATAACGCGAGTCCCCAATTCGGATTTTATGTTGATATATCCGGGTACGCCGAATACATTGCTATAGGTGTACCTGGCACACCCATAGGTCTATTAAACTCTACAAACCTTGATGGGTACTCCGGTGGTGATTCTATAAACCGTACCGGTGGTGGTAGTGATTATTTTGAAAATACGGCACAATTAGGGTGTATCGTGTGTTATAGTACGAGTAACACAAACAAAAGTTGGGCATCGAATACAGGTTTATACGGTAAACCTGTTCGGGGACAAACCGAAATGTCTTGGACTAGTGGACTAATTGGTGATAATTCGAGTAATACAGTAATATGGGATTTTACAGCTTTAGGGACAACGTGTAAACTATCACTCGACGGTACCCGTCTTATTGGTGGTTCACCGAGGTATAGTTTTCCAGGTAAACAACAATCCCCTAATTTTGGTCGTTTAGATGCGTGGAATTATAGTACGACTGATTCAGATTGGGTATTAGGTAAAGGGCGTGTTGTAGGTAATAGACCTGGTAACAGGTTGGGTATGAATATTGCGATCGATTATACGGGTCAACGTATAGTAGCATTGCTTATGATACAGCCTATAGAATATAATTCTGGGGGGAATACGGGAAATGGTGGTATTATGGTTTTCGATTGGAATGGTAATGGGTTTTATGAAGTAGTACCAGAAGTACAAACAAATTTAGGTAGTAGTGTAGACCATATTTATGGTACAGTTGCAATATCAAAAGGTGATGTTATAGCCGCTTCCGCTTGGGATTATGGTAGTACCGGTCAAATAACTTTTTATTTTTATAAATTAACAGGTGGATTTGATGGTAATTCACTCGTTGGTGGGTACTGTGCAGCTGATACCTTTCTCGTCGGTCCGAACGACGGTTCAACACAAAATACGTTTAAGAAACAAATAAAGTTTGGTGGTACTTTCTTTGATAACACGTACGAAAACACAACTCTTGAAAATAGAATTTACCATTTTAATCAAGATGGTAACGATGCTAATAAACAGGGGTATTCAGAACTCCTTATTTCTAAAAAGACGAGTGCAGATGCTCCAGATATGATTCGTTTCAAATCAAACGAGTTTCGTATAGACACGTATGTTAATCAAAATAATAATAATCAGTTTACTACAATTGCAGATGGTGAATACGATCACCATCCCGCGTTAACAATGAATGTAGCTGGTAATTTCAAATTAAATGCCGAGTTTGACACTGAGGTTGAAGACACGCAATGTGAAACAAAGGCGTTATTAGATGTGGAAGGTGATGTATTTGGAAGACGTCGTGTTAATGCTGGGTACTTACAGGGGCAGAGTTTTTTAGGTCGTAAATGGCCATGGCAAATTTTATACGATACGAGGTCTGCACACACTAAAAATGGTAACAATTTATACTCGAATACATTTAATGAATTTAATTCTACATCAACGTATAAACAAGGACGTTTAGATAGTACAGGTGTGGGTACTAGTACCGTAAATTACCACGAAAGTGAAGGTGCTATTACATTATCGAGTTTAAATACTCGTGTACATAATAATGATGGTAACGTAGTAAAAAGTATAACAGATAACGGTATATCTGGTTCACTTTGGTTTAAACTTATAAACGAACACTCTACGTATAGTAGTAGCGGTGTAACACTAGTAAGTTACGGTACTCCTCACTTCTCTAGTCATTCAGGGTTTAGATTACAGATAACAAATAATAATATACAGTTCAATTTTGGAACTGGTAAAATTCAGCCAAGTCCAGGTTATAGTTTAACAAGAGATAAATGGTACCATGTATATTACTCTTTTAAACCACTGCAAATTATAACGTTAAGTAATATAAGTTTATGGATTAATGGGAGTTTGATTGGATTATCAGGTACTTCATTAACAAATGCGGGTGGATATTCAGCTAACCATTATATTGGTTCATCATTGCTTGATAGTGCGACTCAAGTATACATTGGAATGGTGGCACATTACAATTCACATTACGCTCAACAGTTTCATTCGGCAGTTGACAATTATATAGGACAGTTTGCTTCTCCTACTGAAATGTATAACTGGGGACCACCCCAACAAAAATTGGTGGTTGGTGGTGACACATTTATTGAAAATAGATTAAGTATAGGTGCTACTCATAGTCCAGAATACCCATTAGACGTCGCGGGTGATATTAACATATCTACTGGTAGTAGTTTCAGGATTAATGGTGTCATACAATCGGGTTCGAGTAATTGGACAATATCTGGGTCTAACATTTATAGAAACACGGGTCAAGTAAATATAGGTGGAAATACATTCACACGAGCCAAATTAGAAATTAATGGGTCGTATAACAGTTTACTAAGTTATATGTTCTACGCGGCTGCCGCATACGGTGGAACTGCAACTGGAAATAATGATTATAGTATATACTGTAGTCACAGAGTTGCAGCTGTTGAATTTAATGCATTTTCAGATCGTCGAATAAAAAAGAATATAACCGATATAAACGATAGTTCTGCACTCGATAAAATTCGTCTTCTCGAACCCAAAATATACAATTATATCGACGAAAAAGGTAGAGGGACAAGTAATGTATACGGTTTTATCGCCCAAGAAGTCGCAAACGTTTTACCGTACGCGGTTACAATAAGCGAAGGAGATATACCAAATATATTAAGAAACTCAAATGTAAGTGTCATCGATAATAATACAATTGAATTGACTTTAGAATCATCTGTAGAAGAATTAAGTTTATCAAATACATCTGTTATAAACATTATTACAGATGAGGATAAAGATTTAAAGTGTAATGTACTTTCGTTTTCGGAAAATAATGTTATAACAATAGAAAATACAGGTGATTTTAGTAATGTCACGAACGCTTTTATAAAGGGGGAACAAGTGAGTAATTTTCACCATTTGAATAAAGATGCTATATGGGCAGTTTCAACTGCGGCTTTACAGGAAGTAGATAGACAATTACAGACCGAAAAGGCGAAAGTTTCGACGTTAGAAACACAAGTCGCTAATCTATTAGCGCGTGTTACAGCGCTCGAAAACAACTAATTTTTTTTACCATTCTGGAAAATGTCAGAATGGTAGAAAGTTTTGTTTATTTACTTTCGTGATGGGAGTGTGTCCATGATTGCTAAGGCGATAACACCCGCAATAAAGAACAAAACAACATAATTACACTCCGTATCTTCTCCTCTACCAGTAGAATTTTTACTTTTCTCCTGGACTGGGACTGATACTTCTCGCGAAGGTCTCGGCCTTTCAATAGGATCTTCGTCTAATGGACAATAACCTATCATATACTATATTTTACAAATTAATTTCAACCGTTTTTTTCTTTCGACCACGTTTAGCTTTGGTCTGAGTAACTTTAACTTCACGCAATTCTCCTTCACCCCCTTCGACGTCACCTGGTATTGGTGCCTCTGCAATATCGGAAATATCGTCATCTTCGTCATCGTCTACGATAACTGGTTCCTGCGCTGGGATACTCGTCGTGTTCATGGGTGGTGTTGGTGGCATCATAATGTTACCCATGAGACTTGAAATATCAAACCCGGGTCCTTGCATTTCGTGTTTACCGGTATTTGAAGATTCTGAACTTTGTTCTGACTTTGGAACCGTGTTTTGTACAGCAGACATCATATTTTGAACCAGACCTGGATTTTGTTTAATCACGTCGTTCATGTTTGGCATGACCGATTTGAACATACTATTCGTTAAGTGGAACATCATCGCCGATCCTCCGAGCATCATAATAAGTTTGACTTCCGGGGCGACATGCATTTTAGTTCTATACTTGACGTATAGCTCCTCAAAAACTTCATCATAATCATCGACATTTTCCATGACGTTTTCAGACCACCCGTCAAGTTGGATCTCGAATGGGTTATACTTCTTATTCATAAACTCAAGGCCTGTCGTACACGCAATAAGCATACGTCTTGCAAATTTAACCGATTTGTCTACATCTATACTATACGTAATTCGTTTTACTTCGTTTCTAAGTTCATCTATAGGGGAATATGCATTCAAGCGCTTGTTGACAGTAAAACCCTTTTTTTCCAAACGTCCAAGTTTGTTTACGAGATCCGCTTTCTCTTCATCTATCGTCTTAAAACCGGGTGATGGTTTTTCTTCCTCTTCTTCCATCATATATCCACCACCACCCCCGTAGTCCATCTCAGGTTCATCATCATATTCGTGATAATCAAGTGGTTCTTCAGGTGGAGGCACAGATGGCTGTGCTTGTTTATTTGGATTCGCAAATGAATCAATATCTTCCTGGAAAACTTGTGGTTGAGGTGCTGTAAATTGTGTTTTCATTTGTGAAATTTGTTTTTTCACAGGCTGACGTCGAGGAACATCAATTTCAATTTCGTTCATCAAAGCCTGTTCATTATCATCAAGTTTCATCACATTCGTATTTTTACGATCAAGAATAATTTCACCGTCCATTACTATTACTCTTTATATTGAAACTATTCTAATCTCTTTAACGCACTTTATAAAAAATGTTGTTTCAATATAAATGAAACTTAACGCCACCAACAGAAACACGATCAAAGCTATCGTCATCATCATCGCAGTATTGTGTGTTCTCGCAATGTTCCGTACCAGTGGGTACCAGGGTAAAGATGTCGAAATCGAAACCATCAATACGGGTTCACTCTTCGATATCCCATCGACTCAAGAATGTTTGGGTAATGCATACTACTCCGACAGTAAAGGTGGTGTATGTGACGGACAAAAACTTGTTCGCGAACAAGCGGGGTATAAGATGAAGTAAAATCTCCAGTATATATAAATGGCTTTAGTGACGAGTCAATCCACTTTACCCGATTTTGAATATGAGTATCATACGATTACCGTTGACACTATAGGTCAATCAAGTAAAAATACATTCAATGTACATCTTCAGCAAACACTCGAAGATGTTGTCCAGGTAAGACTTATCGCTGCACAAATTACAACAACGAATTCAAATGTATGTTACATATCCATAAACGAACTCGATACAAATTATGCACAACGAACATCAAATATTTATGGGTACGAAGGTCAGCCAGCTTTATCAAAGTTAAATAATTTGTTTGGGAGTTTGATTAGTGGGAGTGGTACAGCAACCCAGATCATTTTTAAAGACAATTATCCAGTCGTACAACAATATTTAACACCCATACGAAAAATCAATAAATTAACGTTTAGTTTATTAAACCAGGACGGAGATAGTATAGCGGGTACAGATGACAACTTTTTTATTTTTAGATTCGTTTGTAAACGGAAAAATTTACCATTCCAGACGATTGATAAATAATATGTAAAATTTTAACCTTTTCTTATTATAAATGTCATCTGGTATCGTTCAACTCGTTGCAATAGGTGCTCAAGATGAATATATCACAGGTACACCAGAAGTAAGCTTTTTTGTATCATCTTTTAAAAGACATACAAATTTTTCTCAGGTCGTCGAATCACAGGTTATAAAAGGAAATCCCGGTGCAAATTCTATGTCATCTATTCGTTTTGATAGAACTGGTGATATGTTAGGGTACACATATCTAACAATTGATAATAATTCAGAAGCCCTTGATATACAAAATTGGGGTACACTTATAAATAAAGTCGAACTTCTTATCGGTGGTCAAGTTATAGATGAACAGGATGCAGTTTTTACAGAGAATATAGCTATAGATACATTCGCGACAAATGTATCAAAAAGTGCCTTGGGTCCACACCCAGGTATAAGTGCACTTTCTTATTTTTACCCATTTCGTTTCTTTTTTTGTGAAGGTACACAATCTGCTTTACCTTTAGTCGCACTCCAGTATCACGATGTTGAGTTGCGTATACATTGGGGCCCAGATGCAGGAAACTACAACTTTGAATGTTATTCGAATTATTATTACCTTGATGATCATGAACGTAAAGAATTGGTTGACAAAAATCACAATATAATAATTACACAAGTTCAAAAAAATATTGCGTCGAATGAACGTATACAGGAATTAACATTTAATCACCCCGTAAAATATATCGCATCTTCCGATACATCTGGAACAGGTGCCTTAACATCAACAACAAATAAAGTAAAAATACAGATTAATGGGGCAGATATAACCAATTTTAAATGGGCTAAACCACACTTTATAGACGTTATGAATTATTACCATACAAACTTTGTTACGTCCCCCGATTTTTTCTTATACTGTTTTTGCATAATGTCGAGTTCACTCCAACCGTCAGGAACACTCAATTTTAGCCGTGTAGATTCAGTCAGGATAGTTAGTCAAACAATGAATATTACCGATCCTATATATGCAGTTAATTATAACATACTTCGAATTGAAAATGGTATGGCTGGTCTTATTTATGCAAATTAAAATACACACTTATAATAAATGGTTAAAAATTTACCGACAATCGAGCGGTCTACCAAAATCCGGTTTGGTAAACAGGCTCCTACAAATCAGGCGGATAATACAATTGTTTTAAACGCTTCTTCTACAGCTATTAATGCATCATCAGGTGATAGTATTTATATGGCACCTTTACGTGTAACAAATCCAGCATCTACAACTGTTATTGGATACAATCCAACAACTAAAGAACTTTACAATACAAATGTATTAACTTCAGATATAGGTAGTGGTGGTGGTGGTGGTGATATAACTTTAGGTACAGGTACAACAGGTGACTACGTTTCCACGATTACAGGTGGTAATGGTATTACGACTACGGGTGCAACATCAGGTGAAACTATTGCACACACATTATCTATTGATACAAAAACAAACGGGGGTTTGGTTATCGAATCAAATCAACTCGCGGTCAATCTAGGCGCTTCTTCCATTACGGGAACACTCGCAGTTGGAGATGGTGGTACGGGTGCAACTACATTAACATCGGGTAAAATACCGTATATAAAAGCTGATAATACATTTGGCGATAGTAAAATATCTTATAATACCGCAACCGAAGTTACATCACTTTCTTCAAATCTAACTGTTACAGGTAATTTACTTGTTCAAGGTAGTGCCACATTTCAACATTCTGAAATACATAGTGTTTCCGATCCAATCATTGAAGTGGGTAATGCGAATGCTATTGATACAATAGACATGGGTATGATCATGACCAGACCAACTGCAAATGTTGTGGCGGGTTTTAGAGGGGATGAGAAGGAATATACCATTGCATTTACATACAGCGATCCAAGTAGTACTGATATAGTACCAACAAATGCATCATCTGACGGGTACATTACCGCGAATATTTGGGGGAATGTTTTATGTGGTAATGTTACTACATCCGGTTCAATTACTGGTTCAGGGTCAGGTTTAACAAGCTTAAACGCGGATAATATAACGTCTGGTACTTTAGCAGTAAGTTATGGTGGGACGGGTGCAACTACACTTGATAACCTTATAACTTTAGGTTCGCACACGACAGGTAATTACGTACAATCTATAACCGGTGGAAATGGTATTACAGCTGGTGCAGCTTCTGAAGGTGGAACACCCACGGTGGCCATAGATGCAAAAACAAACGGGGGTTTGGTTATCGAATCAAATAAACTCGCGGTCGATCTAGGCGCTTCTTCCATTACAGGAACACTTGCAGTTGGAGATGGTGGGACGGGTGCAACTACACTTGATAACCTTATAACTTTAGGTTCGCACACGACAGGTAATTACGTACAATCTATATCTGGTGGTAATGGTATTACAGCTGGTGCAGCTTCTGAAGGTGGAACACCCACGGTGGCCATAGATGCAAAAACAAACGGGGGTTTGGTTATCGAATCAAATCAACTCGCGGTCGATCTAGGCGCTTCTTCCATTACAGGAACACTTGCAGTTGGAGATGGTGGTACAAATATAACAAGTTACTCGTCAGGTGAGATTTTATACTCGAGTGGTGGTTCATTAACTAAACTGAGTATAGGATCGGCTGGAGAGGTACTTACAGTTGCCGGAGGTAACCCATCGTGGGCTGCAGCTTCTGGTGGTGCTTCAAGTCCTTGGACAACTTCAGGTAGTGACATACTCTATAACACGGGTGAAGTTATAATTGGCAGTTATATTTCGTATGATGGTCCAATCGGGGACGTTTCAAGGTTTGGGTTTCCACAAAATCATACGTTTACAATTACAACAAATAATACAGAAAGACTCAGAATTGATTCGAGTGGTGACGTTGGTATAGGAACAACAAATCCAATTTACAAATTAGACGTTTTAGGTACAGGGAGATTTACAAGTTCATTAACTGCATCCTCGTTTAATGGTTCGGGGGCAAGTTTAACAAGTTTGAGTGCAACTAACATTTCATCTGGTACTTTAGCAGTTGCTAGAGGTGGTACAAATATATCAAGTTACTCGACAGGTGAGATTTTATACTCGAGTGCTGGTTCATTAACTAAACTGAGTATAGGATCGGCTGGAGAGGTACTTACAGTTGCTGGGGGTATTCCGTCGTGGGCTGCAGCTTCCGGTGGTGGTTTTAGTGGTGATATTGCCGATTATATTACACATACAAGTGATTCCGATACAAAGTTTGGGTTTCCATCAAATGATACGTTTACAATTACAACAGCTAATAGTGAAAGATTCAGAATTAATTCGAGTGGTAACGTTGGTATAGGAACAACAAATCCAATTTACAAATTAGACGTTTTAGGTACAGGGAGATTTACAAGTTCAGTAACTGCATCCTCGTTTAATGGTTCAGGGTATAGTTTAACAACTTTACAAGCAGGTAATATTTCATCTGGTACTTTAGCAGTTGCTAGAGGTGGTACAAATATATCAAGTTACATTACAGGTGATATTATATACGCGAATGGTCCTACTTCATTAACTACACTTGGTATAGGATCGGCTGGAGAGGTACTTACAGTTGCCGGGGGTAGTCCGTCGTGGGCTACAGCTTCCGGTGGTGGTGGTGGTGGTGCGACTGCTGGTACGACTAGTGTAAGTCATTTTTCGAATGAGATCAGTGTTTCTGTTAGTGGTGGTCCATACGATTATATGTATAACGAAACATCTTATAGCGTTGGTAGTACGTCATCGACGTTTGATACATTAAATATTTCAACAGCAATGACCCAAGGTCAAAAACTGGTTTTAAAATTGCATACATCGGCCATTTCAATAGAAGGACAAATCGCGCGAGGTTCTTCTTTATCAGTCATTATAAATGGTACGACTCATACCGTTTTTTCAAATTTTCAAGATCATACTATTCATATTCCATATGACAACAACGCAACAGCAGTTAGTTTTTTAATACTTGAAATTACAAAAGAAAATACGAATCAAGTAACTATCGAAGCAAAATTATCAGCCGCGGACTTTACAAAAACAAGGGAATTTAGTCCAGATTTTCTTTATAACGGAATAAACACAAATAATCGAGATTCTGCGATACATAACGTAGCCTACACTTCGTCTGCATCGTTTTCCGGGAGTACGTTTCGATTAAAACTTGGGTATTTAGGGGTCGGTCATTCACACGACTTTTATTTTACACAAGGTGATCCATCTAGTCCCACATTTCAGGCGAGTCAGATAGAATTTTATTATAACAATAGTTTTAGTTCTTGGAGTCAAGCGTCTCAAACAAATGTATATACAAATTTTGATAAAAGTGTTGGTATGACGTTAACGTACAATAAGGAATACCGTATGCACCATGAGGTTCTTCGAGCTAGTACGGCTGATTATCCATATACAATTTTGTTTACGGTAGAAGAAATGAATGCGGCATCCGGTGGTGGTGGAGGAGGAGGAGGTTATGCTACAGGTGATTTCAATACGAACATAACCACGTCGATGGGCATGCCTCCATACTACTTTAATGGTATTGATATTAGTTCGAGTTTCTCCCCTACGAATTATAACTTCAATTCTACAGTCTATACCAGTATGCCTTCTAATTTTGAAAAAATAAATTTAGACCACACTTTACCAACATCTTTACCGTACGAGTATCATTTTTACTTTACGAACGCCTTTGGTTCTGTTGATAAAAACAGTCCTAGTGCTTTCAAAGTAATGACCATGGGTACGGACAGGGATACATTCAACATATTCCCCGATCCGAACGCACAGACATTCTATTTTCAAAGTACCCCCAACTACAGGTACGAGCTTGTAATAAAGGCACGTGATACTTCGGGTAATGAGTGGACCGCCGAATGGTTTGAATTCTATAAATACTAGACAATTAATTTTGTGGAACGATTCCTACAACGTTTCAACGAACTATCGCCAAATAAAATAAAATAATATATTTTTAAAGTATATATACCCAATGGGAATACAGGTCACCGAAACTAAAAGTCTTAACACAGGCGCAGAATTATCAGAATTTTACGTAGGATTACGTAAAAATCAACAATATCACATGAATATTCAAATTTCCCCAGATTCGAATACGTATACCGTATCAGCCATGTTCGATCACCATATCAGTAAAGATTCAAAAACACAAGGTAAAGTAACAGTCGGTGCCGAGGTTGTTACAGTTTCTAACGTGAGTACAACATCCAATATTAATCCAGTCGCGGAAATATATACCAAACTCAAAACGAATTATGGAACCTTCACGGAAGATATTTAAAAAATAAAACCTTAGTATAATATAAAATATGTCTGGAGGTATTGCTCAACTCGTTGCCGTAGGTGCCCAAGATGCGCATCTCGTCGGCCAACCTGAAGTTTCCTTTTTCAGGTCCAACTATAAACGTCACACAAATTTCGC